CGGAGGTCAGAGATTAAGTAACTTTGCTGACCAGTCATATTTGGGAAGCTCCACATTGAAATGTGATACTCATTTCGTGTAATCCAGAACACAGCCCACTCAGGCGCCCCATCCACAATCTGCCTACACTTTTCCAATCCTAATTTTTCGATTAAGTTCATGCCTTCACCATCCCGATTAAGCGATTCATAAATACGGCTGCTGGATTTAATTCCTCAACCATGCCTACACACGTTGCAGTAGCCCATGCGCTTACAGCAGTCAGCCCCTTTAAATCTTCATCCACCGCATCAAGCCATTGCTTTGATACACCTTGCCAGCGTGTCTTGATGCCATCGCTTTCAACCTTGATGTGCTTGGCACCATTAATCACTTCTTTGATGCTCATCGGCTTATTGAAAGACCATTCCATTTCATGCTCATGCAAAGTGCCATCGTCAGCCTTGGCGGTAGTCTTGATTGCTACAGTCCAGATTTGCTTGCGCTCCACACGGTTAGCCAGGAGCAATGGAACAAATGAACCTTTGTAAATCTTCACCAGATCATCGTCATTTACATTGCGGTCCAGCGATTCCACATACTCAGCTGTTGATAAGATTTCCCAAGTTGCGGATAGTTTTTGTTTGGTCTTTTTCATCCATGTGCTCCGAATAATTCTTTTGCTTTGCTTGATGCTACGTAGGTGTTAATGCCTTTTTTTACCCTTTCGCA